CGTGCTGTTCCAGTTTACGCAACATTGAGTCTATGCCAGTGTCGCCAATGATATGAAGTTGACCGGAATAGTCGTTTGCACGGAACATCGGGTGCAAGTCGCTGAGGATGTCGTTGCGCTGAGTGAATTTCACCTGTACATCGTTACCCGTTTTTGTGTAATACAGCAAGTTTCCGAACACTTGCGTTTTGTTTGCCTCCAAAGCCGCAATAGCGTCCTTATCAACGGTATCCATGAACTTACGGATGTGCTTTTGTAGCTTTCTGTTCCAGTCCTGTTGGTAATCTATTTCGTTGTTTGAATACATGTTCGGTGTCATAGTGAAACCGAAAGCATAGGTTTTCCAAGTTACACCGATCAAACGTGAAGTGTTTTCCGCATCTGCGATAACGCATGTGCGAGCGTTTGACACTGTTACGTTTTTATCGTAATCAATTACGGGAATCTTAATATCACTTCCCATTGAGGCGAACGCTCTACGCTTAGTTTCATCGGAAAGCATTGAGTCCATCGCATTTGTTTGAGACAAAAAGAAGTCATACGCACCCCACTCGGTCATGCGTGCCATATTTTTGTCAATGTTAGGGTTTTTTAATCTAAACTCCTGTGTTCTTGTAGCAATTAACGACATAAATCTATTGTTTTAAAGTTTATATTGTGAGGGGTTTAATCCCCTCTTTAGTTATTCTGTTGGCAAATCTGCGATCTTGTTTTCAACCCAAATTTTATCAAGCTCCGTTTGATACTCTTCCGACTCGCTTGTATAACCTTTCTTAGCTAAATACTCCTGCGCAACCTTGTTTGCCTCTACTTTTGTTTTGCAACCGCTTAAATCAAGCAAGCTACCGTTACCCTGTCCGCCTCCGGAACTTCCCGCACCGCCAGCCTGTCTACCTTTGTCAAGTACACCGAACTGTTCAAACTGTTGAGACAGAAGTTCTGATGCGGTAAACGGTTTCAGACTGTTTGCAGGGTTGTTGTAAGGTACACCGTCTTTCATGAAAATAAGACTTTCAGCACCTTCGTCACCCTGCTAAGTGGGTGAGAATTGAGTTTTAATCAAGTTAACCGCCTGTTGCTTCACAACGTTTAGAACTGGCTCTGAAATATCTTTCTTAAACTTCATCCCCTGCATAGCGCTTGAAATGTAAGAAGTGATCTTGTAATCGTTCAACTTACCGTTAAACTCCTTTTCTTTCTCTGAAAGTTGGTTGTTCAACTCAGCAAATTTTTGCTTGGTGTCGTTTAGTTCGGCTGTAAGCTGATTGATTTTATCTGTATCCCGTTCGCCTCCCTTTTTGGCTCTCTCCGCTTTTAGCTCTTCTGTCAGATCGTTAATCTGCTTTTCAAAAGCCGATGTATCCGATTTAGAAATCTTTGTTTTGCCAAACTCAATTGCGGTTTTCAAATCAAGATCAGTTACACCTTCAATACCGAAAGCCTCTTTCATTTGAGTAGCAATACTGTTTTCGGTTTCTCTCACCTTTGCCGCAACCGTCTGCGCTTCATCGTTTTTTGAAAGTTCTGAAATAGCGTTAAGAACTTCATCCGATAGCTCCGATAACGCTTTATTCTGTTTAAGCAATTCTACTGTTAACATTACTTTTCTCCTTTCTCTTTTTGTTTTTTCAACTCAGCACGAAGTTTTGCAGCTTCTTCTTTTCTGATTTGCTCTCTCAGTTCTTTGTCTGCCTGCATTTTTGCCTCGGCTCTCTCTGCCAGTTTTGCGGCTCGTCTTGCCTCTCCGATTGTAGCTTCATATTTAACCGGGTCAAAAACAACTCTCAATGTATAACCCAATCTTGGCAGTCTTGGCAAAATATCAAGTTCAAACGTCTTTCTTTTGTATTTCTGCAAAACCGGGACGCTGATTCTTTGCCCTGTTTTCGGATTAAATTCTTTCACTTCTTGAATAACGTGATACAATTTAACTTCATCCGGAGGGCAAACGTAATTACTTTCATTCAGTTGGTCTAACTGATCCGTTCTGTAAACCATTTGCGTACTTTTTTAAAGTGTTAATAATTATTTCAATTTTCTTTTTATAGTCAAGTGCAGAACCGAACTCAATAATGTTCATATTCTCCCTTTCAAATCTACGCACAAATGTAGGAAGGTTTAATTTAACTCGCAAATCTTCCTCACTTATAACGTTTTCTTTATACAGATTTACCGCTTCCTCCCTCGTTAAGTGTGAATAAGGCTCTATCTCGTTAAGTATTAATAACCTTTGCATCTGTGTAGGATCGTTCCGGTATTCCGTTTCGATAATTTGCTGTCTTAAAGCATCAAGTTCCGCCTCGGACGCTCCTGTTTCCTTCATAATCTTATAACGCTCTGAAAGTTCTTCCGGAGTATAGATATAAAATTCAGTCCCGTAGTTAATCTTGCAAGAAACAAAGCTATCACCATAACGGAGTAAACAGATAGTAGAGTCTACGAATGTTTGCGCTTCCTCGAAGCCTCGTTTGATTCTGTTTAGTTTAGTAGTCAAGGACTCAAAGCCTGCTTTAACTTGCTTTTCGTTAATAGCCTCAGACCTATTTAATTCCCCTTCTCCACCCGTTATCGATCTTACAAGTTCCTCTCTCAGCCTCTTTTCCTCGTTTACGTTATATTCGAGTGATCCGGTATCAGCCGATAGCATAGTGATCGGGTTTTTCAAGTCGGGGACGTTGTGCATTTCGTCCGGGATGGGTATCTCAACATAAGAGCCTGCGCCCCTCAACCGCTTGCTTGAGCAAATCGGGCACGCCATCGGTTTTCCGTCCGCACCTGTTATCCACTCGTTTTTTTCGTTCTTTAAAAAACCATAATCGCACCTTTCTTTGCCATCGTGTGACTCATAGTGACAATCACGTTCATAACCGGAATAAATCGGATAAGATGCGTATAAATCTAAATGCTTCTTTGCAGTGGAATAATAAAGATACCAGTCGAAAGAGTCGAGTTCGCTCGTTATAGGGCTTATTTTAATGTCGGGTTCACTCAATGATATAGAGTCAGACCAAAAGAAACGAGCCGGACAATAGCCCAAATCGTGCATATTGTCTACCTCTAAAATCAAGTCGTTTTCCCTCGTTTTATCAAATCTTACATAACGTTCTTCATCAATATAGACGATCTTATTTTCGTCCGTTACGTACATGATATAAGCCATCAAATTACAGTCTTTCCCACATGTGCGATAAGAAAGTACGTTTGCAATAGGCAACCAAAAAAAATACGGCTCTGGTTTTTCTCCTACCTGTACCTCCGGCATATCAACGACCAAAACAGAGTTAATTCTATGCTTGAAATTATCCCAACCGTCCGTACTCCAAACCGAAGGTTCTTTTAAAACATCCTTTCGGTAATACTCCCAGTCATCCCGATCCTCAGATGATTTAAACTGATAGTTATAAACCGGATTCCTACCATCGAAAACACGGCTCAGTTTGTCGAATATCTCAGAAGTAACACCATTTGTTTTAACCGGGAAATGGAACATAGATAGGAAAATATCATATTTATCTTTCGCTATCCACGTCTTAACCTTAGAAAGAAAGTCAATTACTGGCTTATTACGATCATCACTCGTTCTCACCCGTGTGTGAAACGCTATTCTTTCTTCGTGTTCCTTTGCTTTCGCTATTTGACTGATCCCCTCCGGATGTCTGTATATCTCCCTTATTTCGTCTAATGATTTTCCCATTTTCATTTAATTTAAATTCTGAGTCCTCCGGTATATGCCACCCTCCATTATTAACCATTCCCAAAAGTCTCTCAGCGTGTTCAATATCGAATAAACGAGTTTCCCCCAGTTCTTCACAACTGAGGGAAATATACGTTTTTTTAGCTATCATCCGCCTACACCCGCAGAAGGCACTAACTGAGTCAGAGGGTTAAACTCAGGTTTCACGATAGTGAAGTTGTCCGACCAATTAGGCATGAAGTTCCACGTAATAGCATTGCTATCCGGAGCTTCCAAACCTCCGATAGTCTTATCACCGATAAACAGCGACCAAACCGGGAAACCGTGCAAATTCTCACCCGTCTTATCACAAGCAATCTGTCCGTTACCGTTGATAAGGAACACACCGATTTGACCCGCTTCACACATCAACGCTTTCATAGCTTTGATAATGGTTTGCGACAACTTCTTGAACGAAGCTGTAAACTGTGTCGACTCCGACCCTAAAATTTCTACAATACCTCCCGGAGTTGCGTTTCCACCTCCATAAGTAAGGGCAGCGCCCGCCTCTACTGTCGGCTCGTAAATATAAGGCGTAACCACCACTTTAGTACCGTCTTTTGCAGACAGTAGCGGAGTCCATGTAGCCAACTTAGTAATAGAATTAGCAGTCATAGTATTTGCAGTTCCTGCCGTTTTTTCGAGTCTCTGAAAAGCAAGTTTTTGAACTTGCCCGAAATTGTCGGGACAGCTAAATGCGGGAATATTCGGAAGTGCTGCACCTAAAGGACAATCACAATACAACATAATTATAAAAATTTAGTTAAACAATTGATTTTACTTTGCAAATATACCGTATAAACTTGAAAGTCTGATACATTTTCCTACTTTATCAGTTTATAACCCTTATTCCTCTTCTTTTTTGATATATAGTTGGAATAACTTCTTTCTCGACTATACCAGTTAAAACGTCTGCCGCATCATCATGTTTGTTAGCGGAAAATTCACGAAGGTAATTCGTTATATGTTCGTGGAATTTTGGGAAACGTGACTCCCACCCGTACGGCATTACAATAGACTGAGTAACGTTTGCAGCGTTCGACAATATACGAGCCTCTTTATTTAACTTCTGACAGAACCAATTTATTTCAGTCTTTGTTTTAGGGCTTATATTAACAGCGAAAGAGCGTCCTCCGTTATTGCTTTCTATATTTGCATAATCTGTATCATTTCTATTTAGCATATCGGGAACACTTACTTGCGTGACCTCTATTGGCTCAGTCGTATAAATAACGTCCGTCACAAGGCAGAAAATAAGATGCTTATACCTCCTTTCCTTTTCATTCCAAACCGCTTCTTTTGATTGATACTTATCATAGCAAATTGAACAAAGGTAGTCACTACCTGTATCCGCACAGTCTGTATAGTTGCCCCTTCCGATCAACACACCAAAATCATTTTTATCGGTGTACGTTTTAAAGTTACCGTATAAAGTTCCCTCAGCACTACCGGGGTTTCCTTGATTCAAACATTCAAACTCATTTCTATCAAGTTCCCTTTGTGCGTTCAACTTCTTTGCGCTATGTTTTTCCTCCCAAAGTGCTTCACCCGGCAAACGTGGATCAATTTCTGTTGGTTCTCCTACCTTTAAAGCTGGAAAGTTTACTTTAACCCACGCACCTTCCGGTATACTATCCAAATCTTCCCACTTTTCAATATTGATAACATTCTCTTTATCTTCGATCCTACCTATTAAATCGTCCTTGTGCCATCTCGTAAACACAATAAGTTGTTGACTGTTATTGTGTAGACGTGTGGTTACAACGGCAGTGTACCATTTCCACGCAGCTTCCCTGATAATCGGAGAATTCGCCTCCATGTGATCCTTGTATAAGTCGTCCAATATGGCTATATCCACAGATTTACCAGTCAAACTACCATTACGCCCAACGGATATAATATACCCACCTTTCCCGATTGTTTCAGTCATTTTTGAGTTTCTTGCAAACGCTTGATACCTCGATTTTTTTTCCTCTCCCATAATTCGGGTGTCGGGGAATAGGCTTTTATACTCCTGTGTATCCATGATTCTTTGCACGTCCTTATTAAACCCCTCTGCGAGTGATGCGGCATAAGAACCGATCAATATCTTTAAAGACGGGTTAAGCCCTAAAAGGAAAGAAGGTAGCTTCCTACTACTACCCTCGCTATTATGCGTTGGTACAAACGTCTCACCTACCAAATAAACACCACCTTCGACCTGTATACAGTTACCCCAACCCAAATTATCAACCTTTTCTATATCTGTTATGGCTCTACGCCTATTTTTAACAAGCCTAACAATTTTCTTTCTTTCAACCTTACAAGGGAAATTAATAGTAGGGTTAAAACATGATTGATAAACCTTTAGCTTTCCTTGAATACCGGATGTAGATAACTTTGGCTCTTCTTCATAGATGGCTGTTTTTTGCCCTAAACTATAAAGAATTTTATTTGCCATATCTATTATGTTTTTATTCGCATTAGCTATCGTAACACGTCCATTTTTTTTATATACCGTCCCATCTGTGTCTATTAAACCTGCTATTATCTGTTTACGAACATCTACTGAGTTAAATAGATAACACTCCGGTATATGTTTGTTTCTGATAAACCCCTCTTTTTTTAAAATAGAAAACAATTCGCTTGAATAAAAACGCCTCGTTGTACTTCCTTTATTTTCGTGAAATGCGTAAGGAGTATTATTTATTATACAAACATCATTGCAACCAATATGAATTAAACCACTATTCATATCACCATCTCCTAACCATGCACCTAAAGTATATGGATCAATCGGAACTTTTTGACTCTCAAATTGAGATACAACACCTCCATCAACTTGAAAATTAAAACGAGAGCCTCTCTTATTTCTCTCCCCTCTACATGTACCAATTTTATACATATACTCAGTTTCAAGCCTTTCTAATGGTCTACCGTGTTTTTTGGTATTATAAACTACCCATTCATGTTTGCCATGACATTCAACTTTTATACCATCACTAAACGTAACGACATACTGAGACTGACACTTTGGAGACACCCAAAGAACCCTAACAGGTTGTCCGAATCTGCCCAACACATAATCACCTACTTTTAAATCTCCATGCCTTTTAAAGCCTGTTGGTGTAGGTACTAATGTACTATCACTTAATTCTTTTCCAGTTTGTGGGGGCACTGTAACGATCAGTTTTTTGATCTTACCATGTGCAAACCTATCGAGAATTTCGTAGTACGTCTTGTGGAATTGACTCAGAACTATTTTATCATCTATGAATTTCGCATAGTTCTTAAACTTCTTCCTCGCAACGTGCTTCACAATCTCAATAGGTGGTATTTCATTTACTTTTTTCACTTTTTACCCTCCGTATTTTGCAAAGAATCTGCCAACTGTTCTAAAACGTCCTCCGGAACATCCGAAAAATCGTATTTAGGTTTTTCCTTTTCTTTGTCTCCTACCAAGTTTATACATAGCGGTGAGTCATACCCCAACAACCTTGCCTTTCTTTGCTGCACGTTGAGAACTACATTCAAGAAAGAAGGATCACCCGTTGTTGTTTCCTTTTGTACCTCCTTAGCTTTCCCTAAAATATACTTTGTCTTACATTTGGGGCGCTTGGACTTTTCCCACTCTTCCCACGCTTCACGGGCTACATTGTCTAAAGATTGGAGTTCCTGCGTAATATACTGGTCTATATTATCGAACTGTTCTCTCTTCCACTGAGTCAAGCAAAACTGAATATCATTATACACTGTTTGATAAGTCACTGTATACGGCACTTCATCCGCCTTATTTCGCTCGTTAATCGCTTCCGCTATCCTTCTGTAAGAATAACCTTTCAAAAACAAATCAGAGGCAAAGGAACGATCTCTTTCAGTCTGTTCGTCCGTCCGGCTGTGCCTTCCCTGACCTCTTTTCATTGAACCTATTTTTTTATCCATTTTAATACGTATTTTTAAGTTATAATTTCTATTCGGTATATTGTACTACAAATTATATAATCTTTCAATATGCGCAAAAATAACACTATTATAGATAATATAAAAATAAAGTCACGCTGCTATATTTGCAACGTGACCTATTGTTATTGATTTTTGTTAGTATTTTGGCTGAAATATAGATTCAAATTTTTGTTTTGAATACGTTTCATATTCCCCATCCTCTTTCAGTACAATATAATTCCCGGGCTTAACAACTATGGTTTGTCTGTTTTTAGACTCAAAATAAACAAAAACTTTATCTTTACCACAAAATAACAACCCCATATCTAAAAGCCTGCATTTATTTATATCTTTCAAAGCAAAACTTTCGATATATTCGGCTTTAACCTCTCTTAGCTTTGCAACATATAAAGTTGCCTTGTCTACCGATATTTTAGGCGAAACAATTGTTTGGGTTTTCAACGCATTTCGGATAAAGGTAGTATTAAGTTCAATCGTATCTTGTTTTTCAATAAGTTCAATCGCCTTTTTATATTCTTCCTCACTAAACAGCGTATCACCTACCAAGTATTTTCCATATCTGTACTTTAGAATAAACTGGATATACTGTATAGCCTTTAACAAATCTTCTTCTTTGTTCTTCTTATCGTGCCTAAACACATATTTCATTGCGTTCCCCTCCAAGAAACCAACTTTATTCTTTTCTAAAAATTCAGAAAGCTGCATGCCGGACGCCTTGTAATGGCATCCCCCGACTTGGTAACCTTCCGGATCACCACAATAAACGCTTCTTCTTGCTAAATCAATAATTTTATTATCCATATCAATTAAATTAATATTGTTTCCCATTTTTTTGACCTCTCAACTCGTTATATCTTATTTTTGCCTCTATGGCTTTAGATAGGTCTATGTTATAAATCTTTGCGGCTGCAATGGCTATTGCCATCAGTTGAACATAATCTTTAATACGATAATCATTGCCCAACACAGGAAAAGGAACAAATTGAATAGCATAATAAACAAGGGATGAAATAGATTTTTCAAAATACAACAATTTATTTAAATGGTCACTAATCATACTTTGAAAAACAAAAATATCGGAAGGACATTCTATTTTTCCATTACAATGACCTATCGCATCCATACACCTAATAAACACGTCTGCGAGTTCATCGCTAACAGTGTCTTTAACACACTGTTTAAATATATCCTCAAAATCTTCCTCACATCCTAAAACAAAATCGTAAACATCGTTTTCTACAACCTTTCCTTTTCTTTCAGCCTCCATAGCTTCGCAGAACTCTGACACTATCAATGCCCATTTTTTAGTTTCTGAAACATTTTGGTCATAAAAACCTTTTGCCTTCATTCTTTCATGCTGTTCTGCACACTCCTTAGTTAAACAGATACTTTTTTGATTAAAATCAATCATAATATTTAATTTATAATTAGTTATTAAAATGGTAAATCTCTAAATTTCTCACACGCTTTACAGTGATACTCCTTGTATTTTCCGGTTTCAAGGCACTTATATTTCCCCTTATTACATTTACTTTCGAGATAGCAGCAAGCACCGCAATAATAATGTTTCCCAAAACATAACGTACTTTCCAGTTTTGATATGTGATCCATTATGCCGGAGACTTCTTTCTTTAGAACTCTTATCTCTTTCTCCTTAGTGGATATTTCCGAAAGTTTTTCGTCCAACATTTCACGGTTGAACTTCAATCTATCTAACAGTAAGTTACCAAATTCCATACTTAGACCTCCTTTTTATTTCTTCGTTGTATATATCAAGTTTCCTTCTCTCAAATTTTATTCTATCGCCAATTTTCCGTAACTTCTTTCTTACTAATCTGAAATCGTCCTCCATCGCCTTTATATTCTCAGTCGATTTTCTGATAGTTTCCGAAATAACTTCGTTACTCACCGATCTTGCTTTCTCTATTTCTTCATTCATGGTTTATGTCTTTTAGTCCTACTATCCATTCATTGAGAGGATAGGGAATATTATATTTCTTCATCACCTCTTTAGCACTATTCCAGTCTCCCACAGAAGGTTCAAAGCCTTTTAGCTTTTCAACTATCCTATCATGCGTAATTTTAGGAGTCTCACCCTTTTCAACATCCAAAGACATTACACGAAAACCGGTACTTGATTCTGTAACCGATATTTTATTGTCATTCTCCCAAAAAGTAAAATACTGATATGCACCGCATTGATACATGAAACCAGTTCTTATGCCAACAGTCCCCGCAAATGTATCGTTTCCTCTATTTTTGAACATTGCTATTTTGTATTGACCGGATAATCTTCTTTTTTCCATAACTATAAGTTTAAAGCGGTATTTCTACCGCTATTGTTATTTAAATTCTACTACGAAAATGATAAAATATTCGTTTTCCTCGATCTTATAAGGAAATTGGTGATTATCGCACGCCTTAATAAGTGCATTTGTTAAAACGGTATTCTCCTTTCTATATCCGCAAGAAAATCTATCGTTTGAACACCGAACATATCCGAACTCATTTCTACTAAGTAAGCGATACATTCCATGCAGTCTCAGACAAAATTGTTTTGATGTCATTGTTGCCATAATATTTATTTTTAGATGTTAGTAATTTGTTTCCTTTTGACACTGCAAATATAAGGACTTTATTTAATATTGCAAGCGAAACTTTAAATTTTAACATGTATTTAACACAAAAAGGGGATGCAATACACATCCCCAATTTAGAAACCATATTAAAACGGCAAATCATCATTTTGAGTAAACATCTGCTGAGACGGTTGCTGCTGACCGCTATAACCTCCGGTTGGCGGCTGTTGGTTTCCGTTGCCTCCGGTTGGCGGCTGATTCCCTTCGCCTGCTTTTCTTCCCATCTGCATAGACCTTACAACGATCTCCGAAATAGTTCTTTCAACGTTATTAGAGTCGGTATATTTACGATAGTGTAAACTACCCTCTACGTATAACTCCATTCCTTTAGTAACATACTGCCCGCAAATCTCAGCCAATTTACCTTTGAATGTTACATTATGAAAGTCTGTTTTTTCCGGAACTTCGATCCCGTTACTCGTTTTATATGCCCTTTCGTTTGTTGCAATAGAAAGGTTACACACTTCTCTTCCGTTATCGAAGGTTTTAACTTGCGGATCAGCACAAACACGCCCGATCAATTCGATTTTGTTTAAGTTCATTACGATAATAAATTTGCTAATGTTGATAATATGTAAATTCCAATAAAGATGATAACCATAAGTCCGGCTATTGAATCAATCTTGCTACTTTCGTTTAGTGCTTTGTTAACATCTTCAATTGAGCCTTTAACTATATACGGAGTATCGCAACCTATTACGTTAATACACACCCAATCATCTTCATGTTGAACTATTGATTCAACCGATTTAGGGTTAATCATAAATTTATTTCCCGACCTATTTACAAATTTTACTAATTTCATTTCTTTTGCAGTTTTAAACTGTCCCTTTTGAGGACTTTTATTTTTTCTAAATTACTTTGATATATCCGCATCCCCTTCCGGGTATTACCGTGCTCCCAACGATTATGACAATTAAAACAAAGTATGTTTATATTACGAGGATCATGCGCAATCATTGGGTTCGACCCCCTCGTTATAATATGGCTAATATAAACGGCTGAGTAACCTGTCAACGGCTTTAGACATTCTTCACAATAGTGAGGCTTAATATCCCACATATACCGGAAGAAACGTTCATTTTCCCTCTGTCCGTGACCATCCCCGAACATCCGTTTTAAATATTCATACCTCGTTTTAGGCTCAATATCGAAATTATTATTGAATAGTAAGGGGTTATACCCCCTACTTAAACAATAATCTATTTCCTCAAACGTATCAATCGTGTACATCTTCTTCGATCAACTCCGGCTGCTCTGCTTCTTCATCATCAAAAAACGTATCATCTTCCGCCAAATCATCATCGGGCGTCAAACTATCGTCCGGCTCTGCCGTTGCTTTCTCACCAAACAACTCCAATTGTGCACGCTTATTTTCAAAAAGATACTTGAAAATTTCATCTTTCAGTGCTTCAAAATCTTCTTGTAGAGCTATTTCAAATTTCAACCCTTCACCTTCCAACATAATTTTGCTCGTTTGCATTTTCAACCGGGACAAATCTACACCAGTGAAAATATATTTGAAAACGATTGTGTTCTTTTCGGGATCGTAAACTATCTCGCTAATGGCGACACGGGTAGCAAGCGTTTCAAAATACTCATCGAATTGTCTTCTTAACTCATTGTCCTGCTTTGCCAAATCAGACAAATAGGTGATATTCCTAAAATTCATTATTCCCATCAAATCAACAATGTATTGTCTAAGCTGATTTGCCGCAATTCCTAAATCTCTATGCGAGTATTCGGGACATTTTACTTTGTGAAACGTCTTTGTTTCTTCACCATCAACCAAACGGCAATCATTGTAATCAACCTCTAAACCGTTATTCAAAAATTTAACTCTCTTTAATTCAAAATTGTCTTTTAACATGATACTTTATTTTTTTAATGTAAAACTCGCACACCCTGCCAATATTCGGGCAACTGCATAACTTTTTATCTCTCTTTTTGCAATAGCAAATTAAATTGTGGTGATCTGAACTAAACCTACACTCTGTACAATGAACCAAAACAGAACTTTTAATCTTCTTTGCCATCAATATACTTTTGTAGTCGTTCGTCTATAAGCCGGACAAATTCTACGGCTATCATATCTTTCACATCCAATTCGCCTTGAAAACGTTCATGCGCTTTCATTATTAGAACCTTCGTTCTATCTATCAATTCGGGTAGACCGTGGTTTTTATAGGCGTAAAGCTGATGTATAATGCAATTTCTACGCAAAGATACATAACGGGTAATATCCCGTGATATAATTTTCTCCGGAGATATGCTTAATGCTTCGCACATCAAATTGAACTTTTCCTCTAAAGTCATTCCTTCATTTTCTTTCATCTTACAAATCTATTTGGTTCTTCAATATAAATACTAAATTCTTCTGCTGCAAACTGCTTTAAAAAGTCTATGTATTCGACAAATTCTCTATTGCTTAAATCGGTAACCTTAACTGAGTCTTTTCTATACTCACCAGTTTCAACGTCTACAACTTCCCCCATCGTAATAGGGCAAATACTACGCATATAAGCTTCTGTTTCTTCTTCACTCCACCTATACCCATTTTTATACATCCCTTTCTGAAATTGGGGAACTACGTATTTAAAGTAGTATCCTCGCAAAGATGAAGAATCAGACCGTTCAAATACTGTAAACTCCGCAAGTATATTTTCCCCTGCGTTATTCTTCATGAACTCGTTAAGCTCTCCCATGTAGATGGATAACTTACCGTCCTTAGTTACCTTCCCGGGTATCGTTATTTTCTTTTGCTTCATCTTCGATCACTTTTGTAAACCAACTGATAAATACCTTTCCGCATACACCCGAAATAAAGTTCCTCAGACTTGCAGGCAACTCACTCTTTCTGTCAAGTATCAGTTTAAATTCTGATATAAGTTGGTCTGTATCCATTTTTCCTACTCTGTCTATTGCTATTCTTTTAGGGATGCCGCCATTACGCAATATTTGGAACGATGCCTTTTCCCGTTGCTCTTTTAAGCCATCCCAATAAATAGAAAGCTCTTTTCTATACTCCGGTCTATTCAAAACCGTTTCTACCGACTGTTCACTTAATTTCTTGTTAATTTCCTGCATAATTAATTGATTTTATTGTTACTACTGTTTTTATTTCGATGCTGCAAATCAAAGCAAAACTTTAAATTCACGCAAATAAAAACGGGTAAATCTTTCCGAAATACCCGTTATTTAACTTTTGTTAGAAAATAGATAGCTGCTTATCTTCGATAACCGATAGAATTTCATCTACTTTCTTTTCCGCCTTTTCTTTCCTCTCTCTGTATCTCTCCCCGAATCGTTCAAATCGCTTCTGTGCGCTTCTCAATTCTTTCACCGATTCAATTAGAGCGCTTTTTAGCTCGTTTTCTTTTAAACCCATATCTTTCCACGAATTTAATACTATCGTCTAACAGAGGGGAAGAAAATGATATTTCCGTGCTGTTTTCGTTCTGCATGCTACTTGAAAACCAATCTATATCACAAATCATCTTCATTTGTGCGAAGCGCAAAATACATATAGCGTCACTATTCCATAATTTTACGTTCGCAAGTGGGAATTGCTTCATAGCATAATTCAGATACTTTTCTTTTCTGTCCTTCTTTTCCTCTTTCTCCCCTTTCTCCCTCAGATTTAAACCGCTTTGCCACGATATAGGCGCACACAGAAACAAAGGAATATCAAGTACGAGCGCACAACATACAAGGTAGTTGTAATTCTCCAACATAGTTGCTATTCTAAATTCCTTTCCGCCTCCGGAGTCACCCCCACGAACCGAAAGACGCTCAATGAATATTGCAGGACTACCCGAACGCTTTACTTTTTGGAACACGTTAAAAATACCTTTTGCCGTGCGTGGCATGGGGATAGTAATAAGACTATTACCCGGCTTATATACCACTATCCCACCAGCCGACACTCCGGGATCAATTGCGCAAATAATATCTATTCCCATATCAACGAAAACCCTTTCATTAAAGATGTTGCCTGTCTACGGGAAACACACAGATATTTAATAGACACGTATTTGCAATACAGAGTATAACATCTCTTTCCCTCCTTTTTTCTCCTTTCGTATGTTAACGAGTCAGAGACATAAACGAATTTATCGGAAGGCTTTGTCAGCCTTATCCGATAACGATTCTTTTTTACTTTTCTTCTATTCATGACTTTTGGTTTTATTGAATGTAGTAATACAGCTTCCAAATATTATCTTCTGACCTGTCACCTTCATTTGAGAAAGCTAACATTTCATCCCAATATTGGAATAACTTTCTTTTTTTTGCTATCAGTACAGCACGGAAATAAACCGCTTCTTGATCTATACCAAACCTCGAAATACACTCTTTTTCAAAAATTTGCGCAAAGCTATTTACGGGTCTGCCTTGAAATTGAAACAAAGCTTCTTTCTTATCCGCCAATGTAGGCTCTACCGACATATCATATCCCAATCGTTCCATGTATGCGAATGTAGACTCGTTTATTATCCTATCACGCTCTATTCGGAAACGCCCCGAATATTTATACTTCAAAAGGGCGAGAACAAAATTGTATGCCTGCAAATTTAAAAACATCTTTTCCTGTTCGGGTGTCGGTTTTGGCTTTTCTTCCGGTATAATGTTAGAAACTCGTTCCATCGTTTCAACCTTTCGTTTCTTATACGCCTTTAGAACTTTTGAAATGTAATCAACCGAAAGAGAGCCATAATGTTTTTTATCCGGACTACCATATCGATCTTTAGGCAAAAACGGATCGAGTTCACCCACAGCAAGCAATCTCCACGCCAAACGAATTTCATTGAACGATAGATCATCGAAATACATATCTATCACATCACAAACAGCATAAAATATACTTCCTGTGTCCCGGACATCCGGCATTTTTAAACCAGTCTCTAAACATACTCCGTTAAGAACCTTAGAAAAATTATCTATTCTTTTTCTTTCGTCTGTACATTCGGACACCAAAAGCAAAGTTGAATCACGGAATATCTTTTGATCTACTTTTGATAGCTGTCCGAAGTTGCCACTTTCATAAAATTTTCGGTTCTTCTCTATAAACGATCCGCAACCTTCGTATTTTGCTAATTTTCCTCCCGAATTTTCGATTTTCTCCAAATACATGATACTTTTATTGTCTTAGTGATTAAAATTGAAATTTAAGCCTTAAAATACTATGTAAAGTCCTCCGTTAAATAAGACTGATACATCCTGCGCTGTTCGTCACTCTGAAAATACGATTTAGTATTGTTTGCAGGCTGTGTATTTCCGGAGACTCCCGTCTTTTCCCGTAGCCATTGCATATACTGCTTTGGCGTTGACTCGTATACCAGTGACGCCCATCCTTTAGATATGCTCTGATTTATCAATAGCATAGCAAAACCTTCTTCAAATTGCGCAATCTCGTTTAGGTTTGCTTGCATAGCTGTTAGAGTCTTAGTCTTTACCCTCCACTTTGGTTGGGTCATTAGCACATAAAAGGCTTTTTTAAATTCCTCCGACTCGAACGGGAATGTTAGCTGATCGAAAAAACTATCTGTTCGCTCTATCACTTTCTTAGTCACATCTAAGGCTTTTGCAGTAAAGCCGAATATCTCTGAGGCTAAAGGTTTCTTTTCAACCGGAAACAAAACAGATTCTTCGTGCGTGGCTATACTATAATCTCCGGTAGGAGATTTAGTATAACTATCTGTATATATACTATCTGGTATTGTTTGTTCATTTCTGCAACTTGCATTGTTCATTTCTGCAACTTGCATTTTGCAATTTTGCAAAATCGGCTCAGAATAGCCTATAAGCGTATAACCGCACTCAAAAAGGAACTTTATACACTTATCTGTTAATGCGTACCACGTTGTTCTATCTATACCCGATTTATTAAAATTCCCCTTCAACAAATAACCTTCTTCCTCTAACTTTCCTATTACTCTGTATATCTTAGATTGGCTCATGTACGGGAATAGTTTAGATAACGCTTCCCTTGTGTTATAAGTCCAATATCTACCCTCAAAATAATTATGGTTATCGGCTATATTCTTGTTTATCCAAAAAGCGAAGTTATGCAACACGCATGCCGCTTCAACTCCTAACTTTGTTGCTACTTTATCGTCAAAACAATGCGTCATTTCATTCCCCTCCCTAAAAACTTATTAATGAAGTATATTTGTCCTTTCGGTGTCACTTTGGTGACGGTATAAACCTTACTTTCCCCGTCACAAATAACGCTTGTTTTCTTCAAATGAAATAAGCCCATGTTCATGTATGTTTGCGTAGGTTGATTGTACGACTCTCCCGAACTGCAAAGGTATCCGGCTTTTCTCAGTCGCTCGTATAGCTGCTTTTCCCCGATCTGATAACCGTTTTGGGTGATAAGTTTTGCAAGTTCACGCACTAAGATAGATTTGTTCGAGGCTGAGACTGCTTCACTGAACAGAACTTTCGGCTTATCAGCTTCGATTTTTGCATTTTTTTCTTCGATCTGCTTTTGCTGATTCTCTATAACTTCTTGCTGTTCGGCTGCAAGCAATAATGCTTCACGGAACGATTTAGGAACGTTAAAACCTCCGTTCTTAATAGTTTCCTCCATTTTATTAAAGGCTTTTATATATTCCTCTTTAAACATACCAGCCTTAACACCAGTATACCCCATAACAAGAAAGCTAAAACCGTCTTTAGTCATTACATACATTGGCAACTCCTTGTTTTGCAGACTAATATAAGAGGAAACGCCAAAATTGGCGGCTCTAAATTCGTCTGAACATGAAAGGTTTTGAATATCTCTAATAACTTTATTATGTTCCTTTCCGAACTTTTCAGCTACCAATAAACTGTTAGTTAAAACTTGATTTGATTCTCCTTTAAAAACTAATTCTTTCATTTTCTAAAATTTTAATGATTAATACTATTTGCTATTCAAAAATGAACTTATCCTTTCTTTGTACTCATCATACTTTTTTAGTTCTTCATCAGTTAACTCAATGAAACATGCACCATCAATTTGAATATACTCTAATTTACCCCTCTTAATAAGTTTCCATATCCAAGGTACTGTAACTCCCTTTAAATCGGCATAACTCTTAATCTTAACTAAGTTTTCTACTTTCATATACATATTGTTTTAAATTTGACTCTGCAAATATAGCGTTTATGATTATATACCGAAAGGAAAAACGAATATATTTTATAATTTAACATTCGTTTGTTTGTAAACGTCTGATAATTAGATATAACTAAAAGAACGATAGGAGTGTGTCCAAAATTGGTGATACCCATATTTGAGGTATGCCTATTTTTCGGCACACCACAAAAAACACCCACACAACTAAAAAAACGTTGGTGGGTGTATTATAGGTTACTCTAAATGTTGGGACACATTAAAATTATAACTGCGATTTATGTACAAATAGCCTTTCAACTGCATCTTTAGTTATAGATTGATTAATTGCCGTTTTTACGCCTTGTTGCCAAATGCAGACAAAATCATCGGGCGCATTGTATTCTGAAACAAAGACCTTATGCCCTTCTGCTATCTTATCCCTACACCCCTTAAACTTATCCTTATATGTATCAGTACAAAGTATAAGAACCATAACTGAATATACTACTGAATTATCTAAACCGATCTCTTTTGCTAAATTTTCATTTATAACCATAATTATAACGCTTTTAATTGAATTGATTCTTTCATATTTGATGTTTTAACGAACTGATCGTATATTTCGGGGTATTGCTCTTTCAACGCTTTAGAATCAAGTGATTCACGGCTATACGCTTTCTTTCTTGTGACTGAAATAAGTTCCCCTTTTATATTGTCAGCTTTCGCCTCAGACATAAGACCTAACAACTGTTCTTTAAACTTGCCTAAATGCTCGTCTATCTTCTTTTGCATTTCAAGAAGTTCGTAAACGCCTTCTTCAATATGTGCTACTTTTGCGGGTAATGATTCCAATTTTGCTACGTAGCTATCTTTGCTTGCATTGTCTACATATCGAACTCCATTCTTACAGCAATTAAGGAACAATTCTATTTCGCTGTCAGGTATGCGTTCAACGGAGAAAATGCCGTCCTTATCCTTGTCACCTCTCAGCCAAATTGCGATAAGTCCCTCTACTTTCAAATTTGGGTTTTGTCTCTCGAAAAGATAGGCGTATATTGATAGCTGCCAAGACAAATAAAGCAAATCAAGTTTATAGGTGGTTTTAATGTCGCCTAATACAACCGATTTATCAGAGCTACCCAAATACACTTTATCGGTCGGTGATGCGATAAACTCGTTATCAGTTAGAATATACTCAGATGCGATATGAATTAAACCGCTTCCGGCTTTTAAATTCAAATAGTTTTCTCCGTAAACAGTTTCCGGCTCAATGCCTTCTTTGTCGATTCTCTCTATTTCATCGTGAACCGCTTTCCCTCTCTCAGTTGCCGATCTCAAAATATTATCCGGTATATTATCAAGTTTGCCTGGAAATAATTGATCGTTGATAAAACCTGTTATTCCTCTCAGCTTTCTAAAATCGCTTGAAAAATATTCATGTGTTTCGCTGATATACGTTACATCAGCATTAATCAGTTTGGGAAGTAATGTTAATTCTTTCATATTGTTTATATTTTAAAAAAGTGATCTAATAGAATGTTTCTGTTCTTTTCCTATAATAAAGTCGCATATAAAATTTCTTGCATACTTACCTGTTAGCATAGAACGTTCTTTTGAACATACTCCAGCTTTCAGCCCCTTACATTGTTTTATTTTTTTGATTTCGTCTGGATTTTCATAAGATTGCCCCGTTGTAGGTTTACAATTTACAAACCAATAAGCGGTAGGCTTTTTAAAAGAATCACCTCTTTTCCTCCTATCGTTATCTACAAACGTATAAGGTATGAAATTTTGAGGGTGCAATAAATAGTGTGGCTGTGTAGCCGGGTTTTCTAATACCAACCTAATACCTCTTATTTCGCATATTGCAAAAAGCTTATACAATAAAATATAAAAGTATTCTCTTTTCTGTATGCGATCTATTACGGTTTTATATTTCTGCCTTATGCTTTGTTTTCTAGTATTATTGCATTTCACTTGATAATATGAAGATTGCATTGCTTCAAAATAAACACAAGGGAAAAAAGCCATAACAAAATCATCTTTAGTAATATTGTCAAAAATGCTTTCTTTTTCTTCATATCCTTTTTCTATTTCGGAAAAAAGATCTATTTGAAAGTCAGTTTCACCAAAATCGTTTTGTATATCATAATCAAAAGCCTTATAACCAAGTTTTATGAACTCATTCTTAAATGTACCAGATTGTTCAAAAAAACAATGAACATTACCTTTAATTTCCATTTTCTATATATTTTTTATTGTCAGCAAGGAGAATTATACCCCTTACTAAACACATTATTTACACTTTCTTTGCTTCTGCTTCCACCTTTTCAAGTTCCGCCTTTCTAATTACTAAAGCGTTCATGAACTCACTGTTTTGATGAAATTGACCGTTGTTCTTGTGAATATCACCCAAATGTTTATAAGTTGTTGCTTTCTTTATTTCATCAATCAGCACACCCAAATAATTAGAGTTACTTCCGGTATTACTTGTGTTGGCAGCTTGTTTTGAGGCTGTCTTTTGCCGTTTTTCTTTCGTCTCCGGCTCTCCGTTCATTGAATCATTGTCTATGCTATCATCTATCGCAAAAAGCCCACATAAGGCGTATTTTCGTGCATAACTGGATGTCGCCCCGGTTAATTGTGCTAAGTCCATCCCCTTTTTGCTATCTTCTTCACGTGCAAAAGCCGAACATGTTTCAATAAACCCGGTTTCAGTCTCAACAATCTTTGCGGTTGCCTTCACGTAAAAACGCCCTTCGATAAATTCGATAGAGTCAGTCACCATAACATAACATCCGTATTTTTCGCACACCCTTTTCGCTTCTTGCAAAATATCCTCACACGAACGGTATTTGTATCCGCCAAACTTGTTAAATCTCGACTTTTGAACATTCATTTCGTTTTGAATGTTGGGTAAATTTTTAATCATAACTTTTATTTTTTATGGTTAATATTAAATAGGAAATTCGCATCGACTCCGGTAGCCTCGCATATCTCTTTCACCCACTCTATTTTTATCGTTTGGGTTTTGTGGTTACACAAGGCAGACATGTTTACCGCCTGCGTTCTTTGCTTTGAGTCCTTCCACAACAACGCTGCAATATCCTTTTTCGTAATCTTTTTGCCGTTCATACGTGCGCTTATAATCGCATCATTGATACGGATCATTGTGTTTTCAATATTCATAAAATAACCTCCTTTCCACATGTTAAACATTCGTATACATTTTCTTCTTCTCTCTCCGGCTCACAATCACGATCGCAATACTGTTTGCTAAATTTGGGATAAGATTCTATCAATCTGAGTAAACCTCCGCAATTCGGGCAATCTCCCGCACCGATACAAGTTAATTGACTGATAATATTGCTTAATGTAAGCATTCCGCAAATATCAACCGATATATGTTTAGCGATTGAAATATCAATATCAGATATTGTATATCCAAATACTGAATCTTCTTCATCTTCATCAATGTACTTATTCAAAAACAAAACAAGTTTTTCGTAGGAGAATGGAATGCCTTCATTCTTGCAAACCTGCACAAGCAATTTGTAATTTCGATCTTTTTTAATCTGCATATTATTCGTTTTTAATGTTACTACTTCTTTTTTGATGTTGCAAAGTTAAGGATAAACTTTAAATACACAAAGAAATTCTTTAATTTTATTGTTAATGAAATGTAAAACGAATTGTTTTAACCATTGGATAGTATCAAAAGCCTACCTTTGCATCACTTTCATACTTGTTACTACATATTGTTAGATTTGTTTCATAGAGCAACGATAGTTTCGGTATGTGATATATAGAAACTAAAAAGGGATGGCAAAGCGTTGTACATCCCTTTTAAATTATAATCCCGCTAATTTATGATTTATAGCGTTCAATATACAATCTCTCAAATACCAATGAACGGTTTTCTTTAGCAAGTTATTCAGATAATATACAGATTCCATGTGAAGGTATCTTTCAAAATCTACCAATTTATTATAGGCTAAAAACCTGTAAATTTCTTTTTCATTCATACCGCAACCTCTCCCTTTATAGCCGGATGGCAGTTATAATTTACTATCTTAATATCTTCATACTTAAAATCGAATATATTACGAACATTCGGGTTTAATTCCAATTTGGGAAGGGCGAACGGTTCTCTACTCAATTGTTCTTTCACCTGTTCAACGTGATTCAAATATATATGTCCGTCCCCGATAGTGTGAATGAATCTACGAGGCTTTAAGCCGCAAACCTGCGCTACCATAGACAGCAAGATAGAATAAGACGCAATGTTGAAAGGAACGCCTAAAAATAGGTCTGCGCTTCTTTGGTACAGTTTCAAGTCCAAATAACCGGACTCAGACACATAGAACTGAAAAAAGCAGTGACACGGAGGAAGTGCCATCATGTGTAGTTCTCCAACATTCCAAGCACTAACAATTATCCTTCTTGACTCCGGGTTAAACTTAATCATATATATAACTGACTCAATTTGATCTACTCTTAACTTGCTATTTATACGCCAGTCACGCCATTGTTTACCGTATATACGTCCAAGATCACCGGAAGGCTTTGCCCATTCGTCCCAAATATGAACACCATTTTCATTTAGGTATTTTATATTGGTGTCTCCTTTTAACATCCAAAGAAGCTCATATATAATTCCCTTCGTGAATACCTTCTTAGTTGTGACAAGCGGGAAACCGTCACGCAAATCATAAGATCGTTGTAAACCGAATAAACTGATAGTTCCCGTTCCTGTTCGGTCTGATCTCTTTTCACCATAGGTTAAAGTCTCTTTTAGTAAGTCTAAATATTGTTCCATTTTTAAAATAAATTATTTGTTAATATTACATTTGAATCTCTTTGAGAGTTCTTTCACCAACTGTTCACTCTTAAATTTATTTCCTTTTTGCTTTTTTGTTAATCTAACATTTTCCATAATTCTAATTTTTAATTGTTACTACTTTGTTTCTTTCTACACTGCAAATATAAACACATTATTTGAAAATTCAATTGAAACTTTGAGTTTTAACAATAGATTAACTATTTCAAACGAAACAAAAAAAGATAGCCCAATTGGGCTACCTTCTATATTGATATACTTTCAAACTTTATATTGTGGCTATTCATAAACTCAGCAAGCGCAAAAGCCTGCTTTCTCGTTACATGGACTTTAAATCCTCGTATATAAACTTCTTCTTCGTTCGTCTTTGGCTCGTTTTGGGGCTTAATTTCTGGATTTTGTTGCTGAGGCGTGTTATCTGTCGCCTTTTGTTCAAACTGTCTGTTTGCGGCTTGTATTGCAGCTTCTTTTAGGTGATTTCCATAATCGAACGACTTGTTATAATCGAGTGTAGACGTATATTTGTCGATAACCGGAATATAAAACGCCCCTCCGGCAAAATGCTCTTTCAGTCTGTTAAGATCATCGTCTACTGTTTTGAACAATTCGTCTATCTCCATTTTCACAACTGAAAGTGCTTTAGTCTTATTAAGCCAATCCGGACGGAAAGCAAAATCAAACAAGATAAGATTTTCATTGTGTTCCTCGAAATACTCCCTTATTTGATCCAGTTTCTTTTGCTTCTCCTTTTCCTCCGTTTCCTTTATCTTACTATCTATTCGTGAAGAAGCTTCACCGATCAGCTTACAAGTTTCGTTAACAACATCCTTTAGTTCGTTGAATGGTTTCATCCAAGCCTTTTCAAGTTCTATACGGCTGTCGTTAAGTCCCTTTTTCGCCTTGTTTAAAGTGGCTCTATCGGCTTTTGCCACCTTTATATTATCATCGGTATACTCTATTGAGTTATACTCAGAAAGTTTCTGCTTAACAAGTTCGTGTATGCCGTTCGCCTGCTTTATCATATCGGGAAGTCTTTTTCCCTCAGTAGATAGCTGTAATTGAGTTTCGTTTATCTCTTTCATATCATTCAATTCTAATTGATATTTTGTTGTTACATTCGGGTTTTACTAATAACGTACCTTTTGGACTACTAACTACTAAATTTCCCATTATATCGAACTCGATAGTATATTTTTGTCCTTTATCGTTATATACATCTAAACCGTATTTAGCTTCGAAACATGGAATCTTTTTCTCTTCTAATACAACATTTACTTTCATACTTAATAACCCGGTTAACCGCCACAGGGTGAGGGTAAAATGAAACTTACTTTAATTCACGATAAACAACAACTGTTTCAATACCGTTTCTTGTGCACCAATATTGCAATATACCTTTATTTTTATTGTATGCAAACCTTTCGTTATTGCTACCTTCTATTGAATAAACGGTAAAGCCTAAATCATCGTGTGACACCTTTGTAACCTTGTGATAACTAACATGCCCTGCTGAGAATACTCTAACACATTTGTCTGATAAGTCCACATGTTCCCAAACGTATGGCGATATAGATGTTGTAACCTCACCATTCACATAAACAGTTTGCCACTCCGGAACATCAATAGAATATTCTGTTTGATACACATTGTCACTATCATCACCGCACGAAGTTAACACGAAGGTGAACACAAGTAACACAAAAACAATGATTAACGCTCTGAACAATTTTACTTCTTCTTTCATTTTGATTAAATTTTAAATTAAAAAATACTTATGGTTAATACTTTATTAGGTAAATTGAAAGAGTATTTAAACCCTTCGTTTGTTAGGACTGTATAAATAGCGTCCAAAACCTCAGAACTATCGGTTGTTAACGTAACGTCCGATGAACGGTTGCCGTAATACGACATTTGAACAACTGTCATTTCTATACGCATTAAGTTATATGAAACTTCCTTGTTAGTTAGGCAGTAGCGGTTAAACGCTTTTTCCTTATCTGTCAGCATAGATGTTGAACCCGACTTACTAAATGATCGTATCATAGTTTATCAAATTCAGATTCAAGATAGCCAATACGATTTTCAATAGATTCTCTTATAGACTTTTCTAAGTCTTTGCACAAACCTTCATAAAATTCGCCATCCCCTTCTGAAAATGTTACGCTAATTCCCGAACTTAAATATAAATCTGTTCTACTAAGATAGCCGGACTGAAACCTTTCAAGCTTTTTTTGCAAAAAAGCTTTTTCTTCCATTATCCTCTTTGCCTCTCTGAATTTTACTAATTCCATAACTCTAAATTTTTATTGTTAGCATACATGTGAACGAATAGACCCATCTGGATAGCATATTGTGTATACAATACGACCAAGTTTAAACGGAAGATCAGCACGTGAAATACTCCAAAAGATTGATTTTCTTTCCGGATCATTCAATATAGCACCTCTCTGAATAGCCGCTACAAGTTTCATAGCACTTTTTATTGTCTTAGCCTTGACAGTGCCTAATACGTTAATCTCTCCGGTCAAGCAATAAATAAATTCCTTTTCTTCCATAACTCTAAGTTTTATTGTTAGTAATTCGTTTCCTTTTAATGTTGCAAAGTTAAGGGGATATTTTAAATATCAAAGCATAAGTTTAATATTTAACACTGATTTAACATTTGAGGCGTGTTAGGATAAGGTAATAAAAAACCCCTCTACTTTCACAAGCGGAGGGGGAAAAATGTAATTATGACAAAACCCAATATATATAGTTAGTGAAAATGTTCTAATTAAAAACTGTCTATATTCGCATACCGACAGTTCGAGAATGTGATACAAAATATTTAAATAAGCGTAAATATGAAAGCCAATAACCGCTGTTAATGACGTTAGTAATAACTTCTACGCTGCAAATATGCGGATATATTTCTCAGTGGCAAATGCTTTAACGTGCATTAACTGTTTTAACATGGAATTATCACTTTATTATCGTAGTTACGTTAAAACCTGTTATTTCTGTATTGGGGTTTTTGCTTGTTACGACAAACTCCCTATACTTCACCTTCTTTAATCGAAACCACAAAAACCGCTTTCTATGCTCTATATTAAGTATCTCTAAGCTGTCACGGGTAACGGTTGTTCCGGCAAACGTGCCGTTGCTATCTATGCAACCGGATATATCAAGCCATTTAGAGCGCATATTCACGCATTTCATTGTGTCGATAACCAAACTATCACGAATAACAACACTATCCCGTACAGGCGTGCTAAAATGCGTCTCAGTTGATGTTTGAACGCTTGTGTGACTTTTCAAGTCCTTGATAGACTGCTTTAGCTCCTTTATAGTGTTATCCTTCCCCTGTATAGTGTTCCGGTACTGCTTTAAAGTTAGATTCAATTCCTCTACCTTCATGGCACTTTGACCGCTTTTCGTCCGGTATGCAACGTTCTCTGTTGTTAGGACGCTAACATTTCTTTCTGCAATAGCCTTTTTCTTTCGCAAATCAGCGTTTATCAGTAATAGCGACACAATGCCAAGGCAAAGCACAAAAGTCGCTAAAAACGCAAATAATCGCCTTTTCATAGATTTAGTATTTGGTTTTTGAGATTAGATGGATCGTAGGAGACATGCACCCATGAAAAGTTCTTTTCATCTATCAACTGTTTGAAATTGAAATTGTATTTGATTAGGTAGAAAAGACGTTCGTTCTCTTCCTTGCTTCCTCCGGTAATATCAGCCGCAAAACCTTTCACGTGATCAGATGTTTTAGAGCCTCCGACGGCTTTGTTTAACTCCGGACACCGATAACCCGAATTAACTGTGATCGGCTTACCGGAAAGCTTCCGTAGGGGGTCTAATACGTTTTCTACTAATAAGGTTAAGTTCTTTTCAACTTCCGGAGTTGGCGTATTATCAATTCCTTTTGCCTCTGCCGTTGCTGATCGTGTCAGCTCTTTTAATGTGAAATATTTCATTTTGATAAAGTTTAAAGGGAGGCGTTAAACCTCCCGTGTTAATTACTTAGTTTCAATCTCAATCTTTTCTTCGTGTTCCTCGACTATCTTTGCGGCACGCTCACCCATCAGCCTCTTAAACTCGAACCGGATAATGTGGTATATCAGTCGGAAAGATTTGTTATCCGGGTAACTTAGGCAAAGATTCTTAAAACCGTTCGATAGGTATACGTACATAAAGACGTATGTAACTGTCTTTGCCGATAAAATAGCTTCATCATGATCCCCCATATTTGCCACGGACGAAAAGATAACGACTATCAAAAGGATGTACAAAATAAGCTCCTGCACGGCTGAGATGAATTTTAGCATAGAAAACCTACGCACGCCATTCACCGACAAATTAACCCCATCGGCACGCAGACCGCAAATAATGTTAAAGCCAAACATGAACACAAGGGCGGTTATAAAACCGCTCGTAGGGGTGAGAAACGCAAGTATCGGACTAATTGCCGATACAAGCATTAACCTTAACTGTTCTTGTGTAACATTCATTATTCTACTGCTTTAGGTGCGGTTAACGCAAAAATGAAGTTTTGAAAGTCGTTCACATAGGCGGATGTCTTAGTAGATAGAGGAAACTGGTTTGCCTCAAAACGACCGTCACGGATGGCAAGCGATCCGACCGGAACGTATTGTTCTTGCAGAATTGGACTACCGGAAGTTCCGGGCATTTCTACCATTTGTTTCTCTGACACATCAGCCGTACAGTGGGTAATGTTGTACTTGTCCGGCTCTGTCGATACCGTTGTTAGCTGACCTGCATACTTTCCGTTTTCCGTCTCGAAATGGTAGTCCATCACTTTTGTTTCTTTCGTGTAAACTACTGACTTTAAATCAAAATCTAAACTTTTCTTTTCCATAATTTTATATTAATTGATTAATGTTTGGTACAAAGGTAAGCGGTAAGAAGGTACAAACCAACTTACCGTCAATTAAAACACTAAACTACCTAACCATGCCACAAAAATAAATAATAACTCCGCCGTCACGCATGCCATTATTTACATCGAATACTTTGTACGTAAACTGTCCCTCTGAATATGGTTCTACTGTTGTACTTAGCCAGCTTGTAGGGTCATACGCTGTAATCATAACAAAGTAGTCCCCATTGGAACCGGTAGTATTAACAGTATATCTCCCTGTTGAGTTTTTAGTTACTCTTGTTATGTGAAAGTCAGGGTTTCCCCATGTTTTACCGATTGCTCCGTTTGCCAAAATCGTACATGCGTAAAAAACACCCGGGGCTTTCCATGTTTGTGCACCCATGAAATCAACATCCTTGCACTGAACCCAAAAATTTGACCCTGTTAGGAATATTCTTCCGTTACCCGTAGTAGTCAACGCATAACCACCCGAATTATGTTCTACACGTACTCCGCTACTGTCAAAAGTAGCTGCATTATTAGATAGAGTCATTTGTATGCCTGCTGGGGTATTTTGGGCGGAAAATATACCCGATACAATGGTGAAGCTACCGATCTTTGCACCATCCAGTATATTGATGTTCTTTCCGGTCAACACTCCCCCTGTGATAGTCATACCACCGATAACAGCCCCATCCGTCACAGTCAAGTTTCCGGTAGTGATTCTCTGAGCCGCAAAACCTCTGGCAACAACCTCACCAACTTCAATTGCATTTGCAGTAAGTTTTCCGTTCGCATTAAGTGCCGCTGTCTGCTGTCCTGCATTGTTTTGGAAAAGGACGTTATCAGACTTTAGCACGATTTTACGGGACTGTATGTTTATTCCTGTCTCGACCAAACCGTTCTGCGTGGCGGTGACACGACCGTCTACTGTGTTGGCTTTGCTGTTCGCTGTTCCTGCTAATGAATTGGCGGCTTCTGCTTTGCTGTTCGCTGTTCCTGCTAATGAATTGGCGGCTTCTGCTTTGTTGTTCGCTGTTCCTGCTAATGAATTGGCGGCTTCTGCTTTGCTGTTGGCAGTTCCGGCAAGCGAGTTGGCAGCGGTTGCGGTACTATTGGCGGTGTTTGCAGTTGATTCGACCACCGATAATTTTGCGTGATCGGTAGATAATGTTAACTCAGCCGAAGTTAATCTCCTACCTTGATCGTCTACCTTTGCAACCGTTGCGGAGATACTTTCTTGTGTCTGTTTTATTTCAGAGTAGTAACCATACGTCCGGACTGGCTCCGTACCATCGGTTCGGACGGGAAATACTTGACCGTATGGTCCGGTATAATCAGTTTGATAAACGTTAACTGCTCTCTGATCTGTTGTATCATATACCGTAACATCGTATTTAGACCCTCCACGAATACCCATTACACATTTAGAACTTTTAGTGATTTGCCCTAAATCAACTACGATTTTCCCACTTATCCATGAACGTACATAGTCGAAGATGTTAGTAACAACAGTAGATGCTCCCCATCCGCTACCGGACATTTCAAATGATAAGTTCATAGAAAAGCCGCCTTCATGCGTACCGTATGAGGGCTTTCCGTACGCTCCGTTTAATGGTCTGTTTATCTCTATTTTTGATTTATGCCCTACCGGAAGATCAATAACCAAAGGAAAGAATTTGTTGTTATCCCATCCGATCAAATCTATTTGCTTAGTAAAGTGTCTATTTGTAGTGCTATTAAGAACATTAATATCCCCAACAACAGACGTTATACTCTTTTCGGTTTGGTCTACCCGTGAAGCGAGCCCGGTAACTTTCCCGTCAACCTCTGTTATCTTTTCTACCGTAGTGGTGATTTTACCCTCAACAATGCTTATTTGTTGGTTAGTGTACTCAGCACTCCTATATACACCATCCTGTATATTTGGACTCCATGCGGTAGCAAAGTCCCCCGATTCAACTTTGAAGTCTTTAACCCATATATAAGCCCAACTAATATTACTCAAATCAACGAAATTATATGTTGCCGGATCAATTGCATTTTTTCTAACATCAAAAGTATGCTTGAAATAACTCCATTGATTATCAGTCGTAGAATTTATACGGATACTATCAGAATCACACACATCAACATCAAAACCAACTGGGGTACTTTGACTTCCTTTTATCCATCCCGAAACTGTGTATTTTCCAGCAATAGGAGGAATTATATTTGGTATTCGTACGGCACTATCTCCGCCTTTTGATCCCACTAAATAAAAGCCGTGTTCATCTATAAGCCTATTTATAATAGGACTGGGGTATAAAACATTAAGCGGAGAACTGGTATAGCTATATAGGTTGTTTGCTCCAATTTCAAGGTTTTCTACCTTAGTCTTTACCGTTAATTCGATCTTGCCATCAACAGCCAATATTTGAGTATCTGTGTACTTCACAGACTGATATAACTGATCTTCGGGGGCTGGACTCCAAGAAACGGGGAAATTAGTTTCGTATACTCCGACACGAAGCCTGCTTCCGTATCCATATCCAAAAGTACCTACTATTCTTGAAATTGGCTTGTTTGTTATAATATAATTATAATTAATCCTGTTAGGATAAACAATACATATTTGTCTCTCAGTTCCATCAGTATATTTAACTACAAACAAAGTAGATGCTTTATCAACCTCTGTATCATCACGAAAAGCAGCATCTACAAATATATAGTATTGTTTTGACGGGTTATAAGTCAAGCCGAACATGTCTTTATTTGCTACATTGGTTTCTCCGTTAAGTTTTCCGGGACTAACATAAAACGTGCCGTCGTCGTTATAATCTGAGGCATACGTAAACCCAGAATCAATAATACGCTTAAAAGAGCAAAGGTTCTTTAACCCTACATTCTTTTCGCTTGCAGATGGTATCCAACTTGTAACACCCAAATTCCCATCGGTAAGAACAGCCCAATGTATTTTAGAGCCAAATGTTCCGTTCGGGAATTGATAGAAAGATAAAGGTTCACCCGGCTTATATCCCTTCATGGTAACTTTAACAGTTCTAACAACTTTTTCACCCTTAGTTGTTAGGTCTGCTATAAGATTCGTACCACCATTAGAATAAACTCCAATGTTGGTATTATTAGCTCCAATAGTGTGACACACAGTTAATGTATACTCTTTCCCGTCAACAACTGTGGTATCATAGTTGTAAGTAGCAAATCTATATGATTGATTAGCTTTTTCCTCATACGATCCCTTCAATAGATTAACATCTGCTACTTTCAGACTCCGTACGGCAAGTTCAATCTTACCGGGTATTGCTGTAATCTCAGTATCTAAATATTCCTTCAGCTTCTTGTCAGCTTCGTCTACGTAGCTCTTTGCAGCGTTCGCAATAGCGTTCAACGCTCCGTTTCTCCGATCGTAGTATATCGTTTGCGTCCTTGCAAGTTCCGGACGCACCGCAATATCTTCCGGCTGTTGGGCGGAATGGTATCTAAGTTCATTTAAATAATCTTCATAAGCCTTGGTATATTCAGTAACAGATACACCGTATTTGTCAGCGTTATTTTTTATCTGCAAAAACTCTGCCTGTATGCGCTTTCCTTCATCAATCAAAGCGGGCTTTTCAGTAGGAGATATAAATCCATCGTCAGCCCATTTATTAAGCCGATCTTTCGCCTCCTGCGCTGTCTGTTGTGCTCTCTCCGCCTCTGTTGCTGCGTTGGCTGCATCTTGCTTCGCTTGGTTTACTTCGTCCTCAACTGACTTGCCGTTTCTCAGCAAGAATATACCACGAAGAAAAGCGTTATCGCAATACAAGCCGCTACCGGATGGCTGTTGTCCTTTCGGAAACGCAGAGTCCTGTATGTTACTTAAATCGCCAAGACGTGTTCTATTCGTACCGGACAACGATTTTGTTTTAACTCCGTTCAATATCTCTATGTACGGGTGTCCGCTTTCTTGCGCTGTGATATAGATTAAAGCCTGCCTTTGTGCGTTCTGCGTGTTACCCATCTGTACCACTTCATCGCCTTTTTCCGGCTTATTTCCAGCTGTAAATTCGGACTTTTTCACAGTAATAGAGTTGCCGGAAACGCTTGCAACCTCGACCCAATAGAATTTGGCTTTGCTTCCCGTCCAAACTTGACACCTAACTAAATCGTTAGGCTGGAACGTTTCCCCTTCTTCCTCCATTGTGATAACGTAGTTCGTTTCATCTTCCGACACGCTTTTAATCTTTCCGTTCGACTGAGACACGACCAATGCGCCGTTAACGCTCCTTATCTTTTGGATAAGTAGCTCAAATATATTCATAGTCTGTCTTACTGTCAAATTGTCACATTCTATATGCCAATTGCCATTCTCAACCCATATTTTAAAACCCTCACCCAAAAAACCGGGAACAAAGGTGGGTGATGTGATAAACTCCTGTATAACGGCTGATAGGTACTGCAATTGTCCTTCTTTGGTGATCTTTCCGGTATTGTTTCCGGTATACACATCTTGCTGCAAGTGGGAATCTCCCCTCGCATTAAGCGCATTTAAAGCCGTATCACCTTGTTTGTTTACAGTAAATGCTGTTTTATTAACAGTTACATAATCTTCCGAATCAAGCGATTTAACTTTGGTTACACGTGCGTTTAGCCCTTGAACCTCCGCATCTCCTACTGCGTTGATAGAAGCGGCAGAACCAGTTATGCCCTCACCGAACGTTGCGCCTCCACGAAGGTGTAACAAAAAGTCTGTTGCATCTTCATGGGTTTTAGAAATGTAGTCCTGCAACATTCGGTATAAGTTAAACTTTCTCGCCTCACCTGTACCCAAATCAACGGCAATAGTTGTATTTTCATCTATCAAGTCAATAGGGGATAACTCCCGTATCAATTTACCCTTGACTACTGGCTCTGTTTCCCGATACTCTTTGTAATACAGCCCTACGGTATCGGGAGAGAACATTATAGGTGTATCAATGTTCGCTAATAGGGCATTATAAAAAGACGCTTTATCTCGTCTATTGAAAGAAGGTAGTTTTTGAATGATCGAATCTGTCTCAAACTGACAGTCAACAGCCGTCAAGTATAATTGCTCCTGCCAATCAACATCAAACTCGAAGTTGAGTGCATTGTAATATTCGCCATCGTGCGAAATTCGGATATAGTCAGATAGGCGGATCAGTCGCATAGCGTCACAAATAAACTCAGGTGCAACAAATGTAAAGGCGTACACCTTCGTAGACGTTTGCAGTTCTAAGAACTTGTATCCGGCACGTTTGGTTAGTTCTTCTTCAAACTCGTATTTCGGTTTGCAGATAGTTGCAGGAACATACATCTGATACCGGAAGTCGTTGTTCGCACCCGTTGTAATAAAGCCACCCGGATAGGCGATCTTTTCATCGTTCCAATACTCAATCAACAGATATTTGCTACTCGTTTCTATGCCGGGTATAACGCAAAAAGGAGTCGAAATATACACCTGTGTTCCGATTGAAAACTCTGCCCGATACGTCCCCTGCGGCAAAGCCTCTCTAAACGAGTTCTTGCCGGGTGACACGTACAGAACACTGCCATGTTCGGGCATATCGTCACGACTAACATACACACCTGTTTTGATACCCTCTCCGGTTTCTTGATTTACCGCTACAACCTCAATAACATCGGGCTGAACTTCTCCTACATTTACATCTGTAAACTGGAAAGGTATAAGCGTATTTGCGCTTGCCGGAATGGCGTAATTCTTCCCGAAAGCGTACCATTTTTCGTATGTGGCTTTAGATTCCTTCTTTCTAAATGCCAACGGACTAAAGTTGTTATGTACTTCCATTTTGATTAAAAAATTGATTATAGGCACAAAGATAGCAATTTAAAAGAAAACACCCCCTATCATAAGGGGGTGTAAGATAAAGATACGGTTATTTGGCGAGTGGTTAAGTCCTCAGTCATAGTTATCGGTTTCCCGTTGCCTATATCCGTTGTTATCAGTTGTACCGGGTTTGGCGTGGTGTCGTATGTAAAGGATAAATCTTGCGTCATACTCCGTTTTATTCCTCTCACCCTTACCGTCTGATCGCCTCCGTGCTTAATCTCTAAGGCTGGCATATCGTACATGTAGTATTTAACGAGGTGAAGGAACGACATATAGCCATTTTGGGGGTTTACGGTATACTTATTATTGTTCTTGTCTACCAAATTGAACGCAACAAACGGAAGTTTCCATTTCCCTCTCACCTGTATAGCTCCCAACAGAGCAAAACCATCCTGCGAAAAGTCACCCGGGGACAATAGCATATAATCTACATCGGACGAAAAGTTAGATACCCTTACTTCTTCTTTCTTCCCTTCCTGCACGTAGTTTGATTTAACATCAATCGGAAAGCCTGCAAACGTGTTGGTGGTATCGTCCATCCAAGAAAATTCAAAGCGTGAAGGCAGATCGGTTTTATCGTACTTGACCGTATTAGTTTTCCATGTCATTAGCTGACCCGATTTTGCATATCTAAGATTTGTTAAGTCTATGCCGACCGTTCCACTACCGGTATAACTTCCGCCATTCATGAAATAGGAAATATGTTCTATCCGGAACTTATCGCCATCTATAAACCAATACAGTTTCATCGTGTCACGCAACATCTTCATTATATCGCTGAGGGTTGTTTCCGCCTTCTTTGCCGGACGGTCATACTCACCCTTTAGGATGTTGCTTTTTTGCGTGATGAATACCTTAAAAGGTGCTCCGGAAATAGGGTTATTGGCAGCATACAAGAACTTACTGTATTCCTCCGTTGCTTCGTGTGTCAGCGTGGGATCAACTTGCTTAACAAGCGTTCTAATAACGTCTTGTATTGCAAACGAGTCCTTTAAAATATACTCCTTTCTCGCACGCTCTTCCAGTGGTGCGTAGGACAAATCAAACTCAAACCAAACTGACATATTACCCCATCGTGAACGGCAAATAGGATACAGTTTACCTACTCCGGCAGTAGCAGGAATGAAGTTATCCGTAAAATACTTACCTTCGTCATTTACACCATATTCAGTAGGTGCGTCCTGTACTTTTGTAGATGTGTAATAATAGTTCCCATCCAATGGCACAGCGTATTTATAATTGCTGTTAGTCGGGTATATATCATCGGCAGGAAGTTTACCAGTCGGGTTTCCGTCCAAGGTTTCTAAATCAAGCAATAGGCGCTGATACATTGCGTTGTTGTAGTTCTCAGACCATTCTATACGCTTAGGGAGTGTTGGTTCGTCCGGTATACGCATCATAGGTATTTTCCGATCGCCTAAAGTGAACTTATCCTTTATCCAAGTCAAATTCCCACTTTGGTAAACCTTCGTGCCATCAGCGTTAATCAAATACAATTTCCCGCGAACAACATCCGGTTGCGTTAAACTTTCCTGTATAGCTTCTATACGCCAACTTTTATCCTTCTTTTCGTATAGACCTTTTGACCCGAAGTAAGTGCCGTTAAAAAACTGGTAGGGTATAGCGTTTATCTTTATCTCGTTATACTCACCCATCAGATTGAAGTAATACTTTGATTTCAGATCATCACCTGACGTTACAACCTCGTTTACATCTTCCTCAAAATACGTTCCGGCAATATAGTTGGATATTGTGCTTCCTCCTTTGATATAGACCTGTATAAGCGGACGCTTAGACACGCCTATTTGAGTCAATGCAGGCGAAAGTTTGATAAGATCGTATTTGTTCTCAATACCCTTCATTATATCGGTGTATTCGTCCCGTGGGCTTATCTTAACCTTGCACGTCCGGTTGTCGCTGTCTATCTCACAATCTGTCTTACTGAAATAGCCCTCAAATATGACTTGATACTCGGATGCCGCCTGCGATCTATCTTTCTGCTCTATTTGTAGGTACAAAATATCCTCTATACTCGCATTTTTAACAAGAAGGTAGTCCGCACCGATCAGCGTCAAACTCCCCTCTATCGACTCTCTGAAAAACTCCTGTTGATTCTCTTTGCCAAACTTCCGCTTTAGCTCTGAGTAATGGGGGTGTATTTCTACACCACCCAATTTAAACCGCAAATCTTTAATATTCATCTTCTTTGTATGCTTTAAATATGAGATACAACACCTCCAAAACGGCTACAACAAAAATAGTAACAGTAAAAGAATGACCTACATCTGAAACTATTTCTTTCGGTGATAAACCGTTCCAAATATCAAAACTGTTATGATCGTACACAAGTCCCAAATATGAACACAACAACCCACATAATACAAAAAACAAAATTCTAATAATAGCCTTCATTATGATTTAATTATTCGTTTAATATTTCCCCTTACTTCAATTATCGTGCCGTCCGCACCTGTGATGTACTTAACACGTCCCTGCTCTTTGATTGATTTCAAATCTTTCTCTACCTTAGACAAATCAACCGTTGACCCTTGCATGATATTCGTTACTTCATCGCTACCGGAATAGGCGTTTAAGTATTTCTGTTCAAAAGTACCTTTATTCAGTGAATTAATCAAGTCCGGAACGAGTTTTTTGTATTTCTGAGATGAACGTTTGTTCACTACTGCGAAGTATTCACCACGTTCTACCCGTCTACGCTTACCGTCCTTAGTCGTACCTAAATCTACATCGTTTCCGGATGCGTGCGAACCTCCGTAATCAATCATTTCTACCGTACCGTCCCCGTATTCCTCTGTGTCCTGCGAGGCTTTAGATAGCTGTGAGGCTTTTATCTTAGCAAAAGCAAATGATCCCCACATCAACGCAATAGCCGGGATCGCTGCCAAACCTAAATCTTTCCATAGGTTAGCGGTTGCGGTTACCAAAGAACTTGCCTGCATAAGTGTATCTATGCGTTCTTGCTGCTTCTGAGCCTTCTTCTTGTCCCTCAGTGCCTTTTCTTGCTGCTTGCGTGCAAAATCAAGCTCTTTTTGTGCGGTTGCTACGTTGTTGGCGTATCCGTTCGCCCTCGCTTGTATCTCAGCGTCCAAAACCTTTTGTCGGGCTGAAACTTCTTTCTCTGCTGCCTGTACCGCCACTTCTGCCGCCTCTACCCTTGCCTGCGCAACACTCTTTAGGTTCTCTATGGCGAACTCCGAAGCCTCTAATATGGAGTCTTTGAACTGCTCAGCACGCTCTGCGCCCGACTTTCCATCTTTTGCGCTAAATGCGTCACCGAAAACGAGATCGAATAGGTTTCCGAATACGCCTTGTTTGCTATCCCATCCGGAAGTATCACGCTTAATTGCGTTATCTATTCCCTTAATGGTATCCTCTACCGTCTTTACGTTGTATCCCGTGATTTGCTCTCCGTACTGCTTTGTTAACTCTAATATTTGCTCCCACTTTTCACGCTCTAATTTCAACCGGAAACGGCTCTGTTCTTTCTCCGAACGCTGCACGATATTAAAGGCTGCACTTTCCGCCTGCTGTTGCTGATTAAGGCGGAACACAGACCGATCAATAATACGTTTATCTTGATTGTCCGTGAAGTCCTTTTGCAGCTGGATAGATGCAAGTTGATACGATCTTTGCAGGATAAGCAAACGTTCATTCTTCACCTGTTCGCTATCGGTTGACTGTTTAATACGCAATTCGTCCTGCGCTCTTTCGTTTTCGAGTAGCTTCACTTGAATCAGTAGCTCGTCAGCCGTGCCACGTCTAACAGCCTTTAGGCGTTCACTCAATCGGTCATGCGTGATTTGCAAGTCCTCTACCCTCCAATCGTTTTGCAGTTTCTCTAAATCTCTACGCAATTTTGCTTCGATATTGTATACGGTATCAGCATACAACTGCGTAGCTCTTTGTTTCTCCGTTGTGCTCTCCTTTAGCTTTTTCAGTTCATCTGCCGTTGCCTTTTTACGTTCTTCTTGCTCTTTCAACCGTGAGTCGATAATAAGAGCTATACGGCTATTTTCATACTCAGCTTGTAGATCAAAGTCCTTCTTTGTTCTTTCCTTCGTCTTACCTCCTTTGTCCCCTGCAAGAAGATCGGGAATAACTACTTTCTTGGCAAGTTCCTCACTTGACTTATTGATAACTGCTATTTGATCGTCATAGCTCTTTGCCTCCTTTTTGGCGGTATTCCATGCGGACGCCTGCCCTTGTAGAGCCGCCTCCAAAGCCACGCCACCGACACCGAGACCCTTAGACGAACGTTTAAGTTCTTCGATCTCCTTTTGTTGCTTTTGGTAAGTCTTTCGCCCTTCCTCTAATACTTGGTTCTTCTTTTCCTCGAGGTCAATAACTTCCTTGGCGTTCTTTTGTATCTTTTCCTCGTAGGCACGTGCCATTGCAACCGATAGAATGTGTTTTGCAAGTTCCTTATACTCCTTTGATGCGTTTCCCGTCATAATAGCTTCATCGGAAAGGTTTTTAAGGTACTCCGGATACTCTTTCTTTAGCTCTTTAACAGCCCTCAAACGCTCGTTTTGGCTGCGTGTGGAATCGGTAGCCGCTTTATACAGGATGTTCAATCTCACAGACTCGTTTACGGCACTCTTTCCAGCCTCTAACATAGCGTCTTTCAAGTCGGCAGTAGACCGTTTCAATTGATCTACTGTTGTTTTACCTTTGAATAGGCTACCTATCCAGTTGGTTATATCCTTACCCCAAATAGAAAAGGCGGTCAATATCAACACCATCACGGTATTAAACGAGAACAGAGATTTAACCAGCTTCCCGGTTATACTTACCTGTGCTTCCCCTGCTTTCGCTGCCGCCTCGTTTGCTGCACGCAACTTCTGTATTTCATCTATAACCATCGGAATGTTATTGGAAATAGCAAGGAAGAAGGTATTTGCACTGATCGCCAAGGATGGAAGTTCACGAGCTACCTGTGATATAGAAAAGCCTAAACCATCGAACGCCTGTTTGTAGTTACCCACGCTTAACGTGTGCTTTCCTGTGCTTTTTTGGTATTTATCCATCGCTGCGTAAATCTCCGCAGTCTCTTTAACAAGCTTCTTTCCTGCCTCCGTATTCTCCAAATAAGCCTGTGAAAGATTGTTCATCTTTATCTTGTTTAGCTCGTATTGTGCAGACAATGCGTTATAGCTTCCTGCCATGCTGTTGGCTAACTTAGCCTGCAACTTATTCAGATAGTTTTGATCGGCTGTCTGTTTCTTTAAAACTGCGATCTCCTGCGCTGTCTCTGTCAACGCCAATTTCAATTGTATCTCAGCGTTCGCCAAGGATCGCACTTGCTTTTCGTAGGCGTCTATCTTTTTGCGTCCTTCCTCCGTTGCGCCTCCACCTTCTGAAATAGGCTTTTGCAGACCTTTTGCGCCTTCCTCGATACGCTTTAACATAGCGTCATATATCTTTTGCAGTCCTTCCAACTGCGTAATAGCGTCCTTTATACTGCTGTCTGGCTGTATAAGATCGCTATACTTTATTCCCTTTACTTCGTTCGCCATTTGATTTAAATTTATTTGTTCTTACTTCTTTTTGCCTGTCTCTTAATCATCTCGAAAGCGGTGTAAAACTCAGACACCGACATTTCACGTGCATTTATGTGCATATTCTGCGTTATAACTAAGCACATTTCTTGAAACTCCTTGTCCGTCTTTATCTCTACTGAATCAGTACCGTAGAATATTCGAGGCGGGAAGAAGGTTAGTAACTTATCCTCTATTTCCTTCACCGCCTCACTGTTATCTACGTTGTTCACAAGTTTGTCTAACTTTGCTTTTATCAGCGATAATTTAATGTCGTAATACTCTTTAATCAGAGGATCGTCCGCCATCCGTGGGAAGTATACCGATACTTCCGCCTCTATTTTTTTTTTGACCTTCTGAAACGGTTCAGAAAGTTCGTTAATAGTTGCATCGCTGAGACTGTCAAATATCGCCTTTAGATCGGAATCGGATGCGTTAACCGGATATTCCACGCCATCGACCGACTTAACGAAGGCGGCAAAAGCCATCATTCCCGGATGTACACCATTCGATGCCATATTGAAACACTGCCTTAGATTCATTAGCTCGTTATACGTATGTTCCGGCTGAGTCCTGCAATAGACAATAGCACGTTGCAAATGCGTGTCGAGTTCCTCAATAGTACTACCTACACCCGACTCAATCAGCATAAGACGGTTAAACTTCTGATAACGGACGATAGGCATTTCGTCAATGCCTTCGTATACCGTTACTGTGTGATTCCCTACCTTAATCGTGTTCATTCGTCACCTCCTTGTCTGCCTGTTCGAACAATATAGCGAACGTTTCTTCATCGACTGAGTAAGCAACGTTTTCGCCAAATACGATATAGTCGTTATCAAATACACGGAAGGCGTTATTATTTATTCGTGCCATCATAACACCATCCATTGCGGAAAGTAGTTCATAACTTGGCAATATCTTCGCTAACTCGTGAACATCACCATTAAACTTAACCGCCTGCACGATCTCGAAAGGCGGTATAATTGATACATAATTTCTAATTTCCATAATCATTAAATTAAAATTCTACAAATAGGTGTTGCAAAGATGGGTGTAAGGATGAACACTGGGTTTAGCGTTCTGACAGACACAATCACCGAACAAATAACACACGCCCAAAACGATAGGCAGAAATTGCAATTGGTTAGCTCGTTAATAAGTGATCTATCGCCATACCATCGGAACAACTTAGATAACCAAGCGTCACCATACACTGACATCCGTTCAATTACACCCGTCTTTCGGGCAAAGTTAACACAAAATGCCGCTACAAACGAAACAAGTAGCACGCAAGAAAGAAAATAGTTGTAAATCTCCATAATTCAAATATTAGTTTGTACAAAAGTATGAATAAAAAGCAATTTTGCAAAGATATTGATTATTAAAACGTTAGTCTCAGAGGCCAAGGAGGCGGATAAAAACGAAATGTTTATAAATAAGAAAAGGGGTCAAAAGACCCCTAACCTACATGCTTTCTGTACAAAACGAACGCCTCCACAATCTCCGGCATAACTTTAAGAGAGCCAACGATAAGCCGTCTTTTAATCATAGACGAAACAATTACAATCTTATCTTCTTCACACCGAATGTAGCCCATATTATCAGCCCACGTTATAAAATCAAGCATTTCATGCTCAAACAACAAAGAGCCTAAAGGAAGGTATATTTTGCAGTCAATAGGCAGATCGTAGCTGCTATCCTTGCTTTTCTCGCAAACATCTAAAAGTATCTTTAGTTTCTCCCTTTCATCGTGATCTATCATATTGGCTATACATTCGTCCAACTTTTCGGAGTAACTCACATCTTTGCGGTATTACTCCCAGTCCTTTGTATTATTCATTCTTTCCACGGTTTAAATAGACATACAGCAATGAAGGGTGAACGAACGCATTGCCGTTTTTATCCAAGCTAATTAAATCGTTTTTTGAAACGTATTTATACGTAGCGCATGTATGCCCACCGATGGTAATTTCTTCATCTTCCTTTTCCAAAAAACCACAGTTAGCACACCAATCTAAAAAGCGTGAGGGGAGAGTAAAAAATCGCCTACATCAATCAAATCACAACACTTCAACGTAGACATTATTTCTTTGCTATCTGCGGCACTTTCTTTCTCAACACGTCTAATTGTATCATCAATTTGCGATCTTAGCTCAGAGAGCATTAAAACAACTTCTTTGTTCATAAGTCAACACATTTAAATTAATACTTTAACTTTTAAAACTCTGTAACATTTCGTTTAATTTCTACTTTACTACCTTGAATACTAAACAATCTAATGTTCTTTCCCTCATGCACAAATATGCTTTACACATGCTTTCTAAATCTCCCTTTCGGAAGGCGCATCCGTTACATGAAATTGTATCCCGTGGTATCGCTTGAATTGTTACTTCGTTTGCTGTGATCGGGTGTACTACTTTGAACACCTCAAAATCTCTCACTTTCTTTTGCTTCATTCTGATACCTCCGCCAATGGTTTATAATATATATCGTCTTGGTTTATATCTCTGAGGCAATCTACACATTTGTTTCTTGAACAACAATCATCCGTAGGATATATCCAGTCTTTGAATGTGCATCGTTCACAACTGCTGTTGTTGAAGCTATCGTCAATATCATCCTCTACTACCATTGAAAGGATAAACTTTCCCGGCTCTCCCGGTTTCGGTATTTTCAGTAGATCACCTACGTTATATTCCTCACCTTCTTGGTATGTTTCGAACGGTCTAAAATACAAATTACCGACTATACAATTCATTTGCATACACACGTCGCAAGGCGTATTAAAAAACCAACACGGGGTGCAACTCTTTAGATTAAATTTATCTGCGAGCAAATATACGCCTTCTCTCGTCTTTAGTATATCACCCTCCTTGTATTCATTACCGATTTTAAAGTCAATCACTTCTTTCATAATAATTTTCCTTTCTCGAGTCTCTCCCTTTTTACTTCTTTGAAACTTACACTGTCTTTACGCTCATCTACGCTGCATTTAACGATATAACAAATTCTGGAAACCGATTTCCCAAAGAAGCAATAATCACACATATTTTCCCTTTCATCCTCAACGCACCTTACTGTAACCTTATCACCTTCGGGCGTTAATACCTCCATTTCCTCGCCTACCTTTAGGTCAATCGGTATCATTGATAAATCTAATTTCTTCATAACTTCACTTGTTTATACGTTTGACATTTTCCCGTAGACATGTCGACACATCGCATAAGTGGACATATCTTTCTAAACTCCTTTTGTCTGAATAAGCACTCCCGACATGATATTACATCGTTTCCTTCCATTGCTTGAACTCTGATAACTTCGCCTGTTATCGGGTGATCTATCGTGAAGGTATCATATAGTTCTACTCTTTTAAATTTCTCCATTTTTCACCCTCCTAAAAGTTAATTGCCTTCCTCTGTTAAGGCAGTTTATTTGCATACACAAGTCTTTTAATTCGCCTTGAAAAAATACGCAATTCTTGCAACCGCTATTGTCTTTCAATAATACCGCCTCTACCTTCCGGTCTATTCCCTTTCCCGGAACTTCTGCAAAAAACACTTCACCCTCTTTCGGTACGAATCTATCTCTATCCGACAAAGATATTCTATTCATTTTCAACCTCCTTATTTCTCTTTATTTCTATATTTCTTATATCTACCTTCAACATATCTTTTAATATTGTGCCGGGATAATATCCCGGCTGTTATTGTTATACTGATTTCAAACCGTTGTGCGAAATGCTTTCTTTTAAGTCTCTGTAACGGATAGACGATTTCTTAAGTCTCTGTTTTAGCTTCTTTATTCTTTCGTTTAAAGGCTCTTTGATTTTACGAGTTTCTTGCAGGAGTGAAGTGTTTGCTATCTCCAAGTATTTTTTATCTCTCGAAATATCAAACACTTGTTTTTGTAACTCTTTCACAGAACCAAGCAATGACTTTTTATCTCTCTCCAAATCGTCACATCTCTTTTTCAAATTTGAATATCCTACCGCAATATCCGCTTCCGAACAGATGGAATCAACCGTTCTTTTTGCCATCTCCGAATTAGCATATTTAAGCTGTTTGTTTTCGTCTTTTAGTTTTTCTATTTCCCGTTCTTTTTCTTTCAGTTCGCCACGAAGCCAAGCATTTTTTTCATACCTACCTTCTGAAAGTTCTTCCACTCTCTTTAATTCTGTGTTATTGTCAGCGAGTTTGCAAATAAGGCTTTTTTCACTTTCCATCAAAGATTGGTTTTTATCAGAAAGTTTAGCTATTTGATTTCTTAAATCACGCTCTAAAAGTTCCTTTTCCCGTGCAAGATCGTTTATTTTTCCTATTAGTTCATCCCTCTTTATATCCTTGCATAAGAATTTATTTTTCAAGTCGCTAAAGTTTGCACACCCTGTTGCTGTTAACAACTCTTCTCTTCTTGATTCTAAGTCCTGTATTTTGCACATCATTTCACTTTCTAAACGATCTCTTTGTATTGCAAGCTCTTTTCTTTTGCGTGCTTCTTCATCATACATCTTTTTAAAAGAAACTCCAAGTTCAAACTTGCTTATTACTTCGTTCACGTTCGAACATCCTGTTCGTTTTAAAAGCTCCTGTATCGCAATCGTGTTCCTTCTTGCTTTTTCCAACACGCTTGCAATGGTAGGTGCTTCTGTCTTATCCTCTTCTACCTTCTTTAAATAATCGGGTATACCGTTAAACACCGCTTGTTTGAACACCTCTCCACTAAACACCGCATTACTTGCGTGAATGTCTCCGGCTTTAGGTGGCTGAAACACAGATGTACCATATACCGAACGCACACACACATCATCAAAAACTCTTTTTACCATTTCGTTGTTAGAGTCAATTAAAGCATGTATAAGTCTTTTAGATACATCTTCCGAAAGTTTTGAAATACCTTCTTTTCTTTCCAGTTCCTTAACTCTCTTTTCTAAATTCTCAATCCTTTCTTTGTTAAACATACCTTTAAAATTTGTGTGGTTTCCCACGGTTATTATATCACTTTTAAGTCTCTCAAAATATATGTGGCTCTTTCGTTGCCGTTTTCGGCTGCTTTAACTAAGGATTCATAATGTGATAGTTTGTTTCCTCCGTAAATGCCTGCACTACGCAATAGGGATAATATTTTAGAGTGGCTTATCTTTTGTCCTTTATAAATGTAAGTAGTCATATTTTTAATTTTTATGTGGGGGTAATACCCCCACTTGTTAATAATTAAAGTTATTCGTTTATTCCGATCGCTTTTCTTATAAAATCACATGCTTCATCATGCGAAAAGTCTAACTTTCTTTTTATAACTTCTATCATTGTATCAACTTGTTCTTTGGTATCCATGTTTCCCTTAACAAATTCCATCATAATAAATTTTTCAACTGTTCTCTGAATGAATAATTCTTTTGTCATAATCTTGTTATTTAATTGTTGCTACTTTGTCATTCATCGAAAGATTTGGGCTTTATAGCTTCATTTAATCGGATACCGAACCTTCATTTAACCCTTCGTAGATACCGTTGCTTATTTTCTACTCTTATGAATTTAATCTTTCAACAATCTTTTTGCGTCTTGGTTAGATTGTGGGGTCTTTCGTTGTTTGACATTGCAAATGTAAGGACTTTATTTAATATTACAAGCGAAAATTTAAGTTTTAACATGTATTTAACACAAAAAGGGGGAAACTCCCCCTTTAATAACACCCTTCTTCGCAATGAATATCACACTCAAAACGCAAACACGCATAGGGATAAACATAGTATTGGTTATCCGTCTTTTGGATAGAAAACTCCTTGTATACGTTATTGGCGTCATGAAATATCTTCCTCACCTGTATATCACCCGATGGCAGGTAAAGTTCATGCGTTAATGCTCTAAGTATCTCTGACTTTACAAACTCCACGTTGTAATATTCTGCTCCCGGTATTTTACGAGTATCGAACCAAAAGATAATGCTAACCGTCCCTCTCAGATCGCCAAAGCCTGATAAAGAGTCTCCCCCTTCGTAATCTTGTGAGTCGTGCATGTAGAAAAAGCAAACGTTACCCCTCTTATCGTCCGGCTCTAAGCGCAAATAATCATTTCCCTTAAAATACACTGATGGGGTAACAAATTTCCCCCTCTCGTTTCTCTCTACCAATTTAACCACGTTCCCGAAAGCGAAATTAAGCCATTTAAGCGATTTTGTTAGGCTTACCTGTACATCGGCTATCGTCTTATCGAAAAGTGCCGCATTTGGTCTAATTATAGCTCTATCGTTCATTTAATATCTCCTTTACTCTGTTATATGCTTCGTCCTTCACATAATCGTTAATAAACTCAGCAAGTGAATCATTTGTTAACCCGAAAATTTCAGCACCGTATTTTTTGATAAGCCAATTAGTTTTTTCATCTGAGGCTTTTATGTAAAACCGATCTTCTGCCGTCTCAACATAAAAAGATTCGTAAAACTCCCCTGTGTCTTTAAGCGTCACCCGGTCATACGGTTGCCTCTTTTCTATTTTGACTTGTATAGTTAAGGGTCGGTAGGGTTGGTATTCGTCTATACGAACACCTAAACGGTTAACACCCTTTGCATATAGCTGATCTTGTGCGTTCATGTCGATAAGTATGTTATCATTGTCACGCACAATCTTTTTTGCTATCTCTCCTGTGTCGAGTTCTTCACCTACCTTCTTAAACTTATCTATTAGCCTGCTTATCATGTTGCTTTAAATCTTATCCCGTTGTTCCGGCAAGAAAGGCATATTCTATCCATTCCCTTTGTATCAATAGAAAGAGCCTCAAAAGCCTTCTTTAGTTCAAAACCGATACCCTGCGCACGTCCCTGTGAATTTCCGTCAACTTCATACAATAGCATTTCACGGTCAATGTTCAATTGATTAGCGTTTTGCCGAACGTTCGGGTTTAATGCAAGTTCCCTCAATATATAAGCCGCCATTTGCATAACGATTGCATGGGTGAACATATACTTAGATTGAACAATAAAGTCTGTTATATCGCACGAGACCGACACTTGCACGTTTATCCCGTAACATTTAGCTGAGGTATACATATTGTTTTGAATATCCCACATTTTTAGACCATCCTCAGAGGGTGAGACATCTACCCGGAAAGGGGAAATTCTAATATACTTGGTTAGTTCCCTCCAAGACTGCACGCTGCCAATGTTGCAAGTACCGCACGGGTCACGTGAAAAGTCCTTAGATATATTGATAGCATACATCCCCATAGGTAATTCACGTTCATCGTAGCACAGATACCACATACCACCATGTGACGTGGTTTCAGACATATAAGGCAAAAATACGTCCGTGCCAACATCGAACCACTGATAAGAGCCTCCTTTAGTATATTCTAAGTCGAATATTTTGATAGGCTCTACCTGTGAGGTGTGCATAAGGTAAAGTTTCACCCTACCATTTTTGTTAAACTGCAAACCGATCTTTTCGATCTTGGTCGTTACTCCCATTGACCGGACGGGAAGAATCTCAAAACCAACAATACTTCCGGTAGGGTCAATTTCATTATTAATCTTCCCTGAACCATCAAAGAAGTTTGTACGCTCTAAAAGCGTCTTTGTTTCCCCTGCAATCAACTTTTCATTGATGAAACGGGTAACGGTATTGGTGATCGCTCTTTCGTTCAATTCTCGCAAATAATCGCTTAGTGGGTTGTACCGTTTCCAGTTCTCACCATCGGAAGGCTCTACACCGACATTCTCCGTTATAGCCTCCCATACTTCCGGACGAAGCGTTAACACATCCTTGCCGTGAACCACTTTATCACCCGGCTTATAAGTGTCGGTATCCCGATACTCCGGATAACGCAAATGATAATCGAGAGGCATAATAGACTCAATGTTTTTTAGTGTTACAAGTGGGTGGGCATCTTGAAACATAACACCGCTATCCGAAACCGTTAAACTTTCGTCTATCTTAGCGTCTCTATCGTACGACTGCCACCATCCTACAAGCGTGGCAAGTTCTCTTTGTATATCCTTTAATCTGTACATGGTTATAAATTAAAAAAGGGAAGGGATTTTGTCCCCCTCCCTTTGTTAATACTTAGTTCACTTTCTCGTTACGCTCCCGGAACTTCCTTTGTGTTAACGGGTGAATCTGTTGAGTTCTTCACCTCAACATTCAGATTTGTAGCCTGCGCATTGACTTTAACATCAACTACGCCACCAGTAGCCGAAACCGCTGTACCTTTGACTTTATCCAAATCTACTTTCAGAGCAGATTCAGCAACCGGACTACCTCCGATTTTAGCAAGGTTAACCGATAATTCGCCAGCCGGAGAACCTCCACCGATCTGTTCAGCATTGGTAATAAATACCGGAGTACCGCCAAACTGCGAATTTTCTTTGTTTACTTCGATCTTCATAATCGGGTTAGCGATCGTTGAAGAATCAGAGTTAAACGCTACTACGAAAGCAATATCAACTGAGAAACCGTAGAAATGTTTAACGTCACAAGTCATATCGGCAGTAGCTGCGCCTGCGATAGCTGACTGATCGCCCACTTCTTCGTAGTAGTGTGTTCCAACTTCTTTACCGAAATAAGGAAGAACAACCTTTCCAAATTCATGCGTGCCCGACTTAGTGTTGTTGTAGGCTGCACGGTCTACACGGGTCAACAGACCAACGTTACCCGACTCAACAGCGTACATCTGAGCGAAGTTTTCCGACTCTAAAGTCATGTTGTTGGTGAAATGGAACACTTTGTTTGCATACTCCAACTGTTTGTTAACGTCATTGTACAAACCGTGCTG